TGATGTTGTAAAATACAATGGTAAAGTAAAGGCATCCAGAAATTCATTCTTGAAAAGAAATGATGGTATCTTCTTCAAAAAATTATCCAAGAAATACACTAAAGACGAGATAGTAGATTACTTTCTCGCTACCTTTATTGTTTCAGGTTCAACAATTCACCTTTCAAATGAAGCAGATAGAAGATATGAAGAATGGAAAGCGAGAAAATCGAAAAGAGAATATTTGTTTGAAAGAGATATATCTAAGATCATATTAGAGATGGAAAAAAGAGAAATTAATAATCCATTTATTGAAAAAAACTTAGAACACCCCTTGACTTTTCAATTATATTATGCTAATATGATCAACATTGAAACTATGGTAATTGTAGATAAGATTTTTAATTTTGTTGATATAGATACAAACGATGTATTTTTATCTCAGAGTTCATTAACGATAAAAAAATATCGACCATTTGTTAAAGTTACAGACAATATGATGACTGTAGCGAAGACACTTGAGGGCTGTATAAATAGGAGTATTCTTGATGGCCAACAAGAAGAAGTCTCGACCTCAGTATGAGGAAGAGCATAACCGTCGTGTTCGGAAAGTCGAGTCGGATGTTAAAACAAGACTTGACAAATACAAACACATGTTATATGATGAAAACATTTATGAAAGTGATGACTTTTATGATCAACCGCATATAACGAAAATAAACCGTAAACATCGTACATAAAGGAGAAACATATGTCGTTTAATACACTATCCGATCTTCGGAAATCCCGTGGCAACTTTGATAACCTCATGAAAGAGGTTGAAAAAATGTCTGCTACAACCACCACTCAATCAAGAGATGATGGCAGAGAATGGAAGCCAACAGTTGATAATGCAGGCAATGGTCTTGCTATTATTCGTTTTCTTCCAGCACCTAAGGGCGAAGATTTGCCTTGGGTTCGTCTCTGGAATCACGGCTTTCAAGGTCCCGCTGGAAAGTGGTACATTGAAAATTCTTTGACCACTCTCGGTCAACAAGATCCAGTATCAGAGTTGAATTCTGAACTCTGGAATTCTGGTGTTGATTCTGACAAAGAAATTGCTAGAAAGCAAAAGCGAAGGCTTGCTTACTACGCTAATATCTTAGTTGTTAAAGATGGCGCGAAACCAGAAAACGAAGGTAAAGTTTTCTTGTATAAGTTTGGGAAGAAAATCTTTGATAAGATTCAGGATGCAATGAAGCCTGAGTTTGAAGATGAGACTCCTGTAAATCCCTTTGATTTTTGGGAAGGTAGAAATCTTAAACTGAAGATTCGTCAAGTTGAGGGATTCCGAAACTATGACAAGTCGGAGTTTGAGTCCTCTGATTCAGTTGTCGCTGAGACAGATGAAGCAATAGAGGCTATCTGGAGTCAACAACACTCACTTGCTGAGATTGTCGATCCCAAAAATTTCAAGTCATATGATGAGTTGAAAAAGAAACTCGATATGGTTTTGGGTTCTACAAGAACTGTTCCCACAGCATCGACTGTATCGGTTCAGACGGGTGATGCCGCTGACGATCTTTTTGTCGAGTCTAACACGGCTAAGGCTCCCTCTTCTTCTAAAGAAGATGAGTCTGCTATGTCGTATTTCGCAAAACTTGCCGAAGACAACTAAATAGTCGTACGGCTTTATAGGGGGCTGAAATGCCCCCTTTTTTTGAATGAATTATGCATGGTATAATATTCGGCGGATTGTTAGAAGACATGGGAATGGACCCTAATGCTTTTAGTATTAGGCGCTCTTCTGGTGCACATAAACTTGCCACATATTTAAGACAGCACAACTATGATATAGAAGTAGTTGATTATATTCATCGTTGGAAATTAGAACAGTTACAGGAATTTACTGAAAAAAGAGTTAGTGATGAATTACTATTCTTCGGTTTCAGTTGTACTTTCTTTATTGATACCGATGTAGTCCACGATTTTATTAAGTGGTTAAAACACAAATACCCAAATATCCCCATTGTTACTGGTAGTCAGAATGCCGCACTAGAAAGTTTGAAGTGTGATTGGTATTGCTATGGGTACGGGGAATACGCTTTATTATCGCTTTTAGAACACTTCCAGGGTGCACCAGAGCCCGTTCATGAAAATAGAGTCATAAATGCATATGCAAATTATAGAGCATTCCCTAAAGACGAATTAGAAGTCTCTTACGAATACCGAGACTATATTAATGCGAGAGAGATACTCTTATTAGAGTTTGCGAGAGGATGTAAGTTTAAATGTTCATTCTGTTCTTTCCCTGTTCTTGGTGCAAAGGGTAATTATATTAGAAACGCACAGGGCGTTTATGATGAGATGATGAAAAACTATGATAAGTGGGGTGTTACCCACTACATGGTTTTAGATGAGACTTTTAATGACCACAGCGAGAAAATAAAGGTCTACGCTGACGCTTGTAGAAAACTACCATTCAAACCTAAGATGACTGCTTATATTAGAGCCGATTTATTAGTCTCTAAAATACAGGACTGGGATAATCTTATTGATATGGGAATAACATCACATTTTTATGGTGTTGAATCGATGAATCATAAATCTGCAAAGTCCATAGGCAAAGGTATGCAGAGTGGTAAGATACAAGATGGACTATTGGCAGTAGATGAATATTTTAGAAAAAATGCTGGATTTTATAAAGGACATATATCTCTTATTGCAGGACTTCCACATGAAACTCTTGATACACTACGAGAGACAGTATCTTGGTTAAGTAATTATTGGTCACATCATAGTTATCATATGAATGTATTAATGATAAAAGATTTGGCAAATACACCACCTTCACTTAATCATAATTCAGAAATGGATAAAGACTGGTCAAAGTTTGGCTATAGACGAGCAGAGTGGCAAGAAGATGATATAGATTGGTCGAAAGCAATCAATCCATATTACAAAGGTCTTTATGATTATGTGCGAGATACAAAGTATTATTTAAATTGGCAAAATGATAATCTATCTTTACATGATGTTATGCGATGGTGTGCTGAAGAATTCAGTCAAGCAAAGTTAAGAAACATCGTTGACCCTTTCATGTATGATAAATTCTTTATAGATCCCATGATAGAGTGGAAAGATTTTGTTGAACAAGAAAACATACAACCCAGAAGAGAACATATTCTTCGCCATATTGATGGATACATTTTAAAGAAACTATTATAAATAGTCTCATGGCTAACCCATTTGAACAAATACGAGCAAATTCTAACGATCAAAAGAAGAGTTTTGATTGGTATATGCGACAGGTTCGCTCCGTTGCTCGAGGCATAACAAATGCGACCACTGCTTTCAGAAGTGATTTAGGTTCTTTTGAATCACAATATGATGTGGGAAGTATGTACTTGTTTGTATATGATGCTAAAACATATGGAACTACATTACCATATTTTGACAAGTTTCCCCTATGTTTACCATTTGAAGATGCTCAAGGTGGTTTTTGGGGTTTAAATTTACATTATATACCACTTGCAATGAGGGCACAATTACTTGGCAAACTTATGGAAACAGCAAAGGATAAAACACTAGATAAAAAATCTACGATGCGATATAGTTGGGACATATTAAAAAGTGCTTCAAGATTTCCTGGTGTCAGACCCTGTGTGAAAAGATATCTTGGTTCTCATATGAGAAGTGGGTTTTTTAAAGTTAATCCGCAAGATTGGAAAGCGGCAATATTTTTGCCAGTCGAAAGTTTCCAAGGCGCAAGTAGACAGAAAGTTTACACAGACTCAAGGGCTATGATGTAATGGCATATTTCAGCACAAACGATTTTATTTCAAAAGTAAGAAGCAAAGACTTAGCGAGACCTAACCGCTTTGAAGTTTTTATTAGAAGTCCTAATGGACGATACGGCAATGGCGGCGATAGAGACATATCTTTATTATGTGAAGAAGCGGCTATTCCTGGTCTTGTTATGACATACTCTCCAGTAAAGTATGGACATTGGACTGAAAATAGATTGTCTGGTGTCGAATACTTTGGTGACAACGCACAAATGACTTTTATAGTTGATAGTGATTGGGATGCAAGAGGATATTTTGAATCTTGGATGAATGAAAGTGTTGATCCAGTATCCAAAGAAGTAACTTGGTATGATGGAATGGTTGGAGAAATAACTATCATCGCTTTAGATAGAAGAGACAATATTGTGGGTGAATGGACATTAGCAGATGCTTTCCCAAGATTACTTAGTCTTACACCTCTGTCTCATAGCGGAGGAGAAGCACCTGTTAGAGTTAATGTGTCATTTGCATATAGACATTGGTATTCATATGCATTGAATGATGATAGAAGTTCTTTGGGTAAGTTCTTGAATATTCGTACTGGTAGTTTGAAAGAGCGAATAAAGGGAGGCATTCAAGATGGTGTTACAAATTTAGTTGGGGATACTCTCAACAGAATATTTTAGTATAGGAGATTATAATGGCGTTACCAATTACTGAGTTGCCTCTATTTGATATTAATATTTTATCAGAAGATAAGAAAGTAAAGTTTAGACCGTTCAAAGTAAAAGAAGAAAAACTTTTAGTTTTAGGATCACAGTCTAAAGATTTTACTGATCTTGTAAGGGCTATACAGCAAGTAATAACAAATTGTTCTTTTGGAAAAGTGAGTGGTGAGAAATTACCGATTTTTGATTTACAGAATATTTTTCTTAAATTAAGATCCGCATCTATTTCACCCATATTCCAAGTGAATTTAACATGTGGATATTGTTCAGATGTGTCATTGCAGGATATTGACTTAGACAAAGTTGAAATTAAAACAAGTGATACACATGAAAATCCTGTTCGTGTTAATGAAAGTGTTTCAATAGAATTTGAATATCCGAGTGCAGAAGATTTAGCAACATTGGCAACTGCTACAGAAGAAGCGCCAATTTGGGAAGTTGCACAAAGATGTATAAAATCTATACACACAGAAGAGGATGTATATCAGGCAGAAGATTTATCAGAAGAAGAGAAATCGGAATATATTGAAAATCTAACTGTAGAAGAATTCAATAATGTAAAAGAATTTTTTAATACAATGCCTGTTATGGAAAATCATGTTTCATTAGAATGTGAGAAGTGTGGAGAAACAAATACGATTTATATGAATGGTTATTTGGATTTTTTCGACTAACCCTTTCTCATGAGACACTAGAGAATTTCTTTAAGACAAATTTCTTATTGATGCAAGAACATAAATATTCTCTTAGTGAAATCGAAAACTGGATGCCGTGGGAAAGGGAAGTTTATATTAGTATGCTTATAGAACATTTAAAGAAGAAAGCAGAGAAGAAACGAGAACAAGGTTAATATATGTTTCAATTACTAACAAAAGGAATGGGAAATCAGATACCATCTGTTGGTCCAAACAATCGACAGGAACCTACAGTTAATTCCGGTATTATGTTTCAGGATCAAAGACAGCAATCTGCAAATGCTCAGAGCAATCTTGGGTTTAATACAGTATCACAGAACGCAACAAATGTTCCAAGAGCATCTACAGAAAGAGCCGCACCTGCCAACGCAAAAAATACGACAACATCTAATGTTGAGAATACAGTAAAAAGTATTGCGACAGATGTTCAAAGACTTGAAGGTTTAGAAAATGTTGAAGAGACTCTTGAGAAAATGGATGAAAAACTGGGTAGAGTCGATCTCTGGCTCGGTAGACTAGTAGAAGCAGAAGAGTCCGAGGAAAAAGCAAGAAAAGCGAAAAAACGCCAAGAAGAATTACCAAAGAATCTAAGTGGCGATGAAGTAAAAGATACTTTCAGAAGTGGTGTGGGTGATCGTGCGAAACAAGTAGCCGGCGCTGGTTTAGGTGCTGTCGCTGGCGCTGGTATTATGGCTTTTCTTTTTGGTCCTAAAGTTGTAGAGGAGATGAAAGAAAAATCAGAAGAAGCATATAATAGATGGAATGAAGTACAAAAACAAATCAAAAAGAATATAGATGACTTTTTAGGCACAGGTTCTATGATTCAAGATGCTTCTGCTGAAGCACAGATAGCCACAAAACTAGCATTACAATCTGGTGTCGCTGGTAAAACACTTACAACTGGTGTTGATGCAGTAACATCAAAGCCTGTTGCCACAGCCGCCGCCAAAACAGCAGGACTTGCTGTTAAAGGAACAACAGCGACAGTCGCAGGATTAGCAAAGGTTTCAGCAATCGGTATTGATGCCGCCACAACCGCTGTTAATCAAGCAGGACAGACAACGACAAAAGACAGTCGTGGCAGAGACATGACAAGAAACAAAAAAACAGGAAAACTTGAAGCGAAAGTAGAAAATAAGAAGACACTTAGAAAGGGTATAGACACTATTGCCGCTAAGGCTAATGCTGTGGCAAATGCACCTGTCACAAAAGGAACCGCAAAAATAGCAGGCGGTTCAGCCAAAATAGCGGCTATGGTTACTAAGATGATTGCACAAAAAGGAGCAACGCTTCTCGCTAAAGCATTACCTCTTGCTGGTGCCGCGATTGGTACTGGATTGTCTATAAGCAAAATGATTGAAGGAGATTACTGGGGTGCCGCAGCCTCTGGTGCTGGCGCTATATTGTCTTTTGTACCAGGCCCTGGTACAGCAGCCGTAGTTGGTATTGGAGCATATGAATTAGCAAGAGAAATATATAATAACCTTAACGGTCAATATCCTGAAAATGATCCTGATGCTGGTGAAAAATGGCCAGAAGTATTAGAAAAGACAGAGAAGGCAGTTACCAAATATATAGAGGATGGA